CGCCATGTTCGCGAGCGCGAGCCCGCCGCGCCATGTAGTGCCGCTGTCACGAGTGTAAAATACGAACGTGTAGTAACGATCAGCGGTTGCCTGTAGTGTAGGTGCGGTAGCGTTAGGGAACTTGACGCTTGCTGGATAACTGACCGTGTTCAGTGAGCTATTGACGCCCTTTAACTCCAACACGATCTCGAAATAACCGGAAGGTACGTTGCTGAACGCAAGCACAATCGCGGCAGTAGCGATTCCGTAGAACACGTTGCCAAGCGCACAATTGATCGTAACGGTACCCGATAGTGAGCTACCAAGATCAACAGCCGCATGTGTCTCGCGAAACTGAAGCACTGACCCGGTCATGGTGCCACCCGCCTTGGGCAGCGCGGCGTTCGCTACGTCCGAGATCGCCTTCATGGTCGTGTCGATTGTGTCGAGATCAGCGTTCAGCATGTCATCCCACGCACCGGCGTCGCCGTCATTGGTGGGCTTCGTCAGGCTATAGTTAGTCGTCAGTGTAGACACGTTTTACCTCAACGGTTTCGCAGTACGGCTGAGTGAGCCGGGATACTGCGCGCGCTCGGTAGCAGCATGTAACTCTTCGGCGCGTTCGTTATACATTTTGTCCCACACCGGGATGCGGGCATCACCCTTCAGGTACGGAGCGGACTGCAAGAGCGCACCGTAGAAATAAAGATCGTCGTGATCTTGCAATAGCCAATTCACGGTATTCACGTCTGACAGCAGATCGATCTTGAGCCAGTACCACATGCGCAGCGCATAGGACTGGTCAGGGACCGGATCAAAGCGCAGCCTCCCCGCTATGATCGAACAGTTGCGCGGTGCGCCTGACGTTGCGCCACGAGTCTGCTTGAGACGACTCAGTTCAGAGGGCTGCACCACATCGAGCTTGCCGTAGAACGTGGGGCCGTTGTGGTATAGCTCACCCAACGACTGATAGTCGGTAGGCAGCGCCGCGTTGTCCGCGTCCACGAGAAACTCACGGTCTTGCGCTTTGCGTATGCGGTGGTCGCGCTGGAACCGGCGCTCCGCGCTACGAATGAATCGTTTGACCGCTGCCGTTAGATCGCTGCGGTTCAGTTCCGCGACGATTGCGGCCTGCAATGTTGCGTACGTGGTTACCAGTGCTGCGGTATCTGCCATGGCTATCTCCAGTGGCGCGTCATGTATTCACCAACAAGAGTGAACACACCGCCCAAGAAACCGAAAAGGCTGGTGCGCAAAAACGAGTGTCGTTCCTCCAACACGGCGATACGTGTATCCTGCGCGGCATCGTTCTCCTGAACCTTCGTGAGAGAGCCCTCGATGCGGTCCAACGATTCCACTACGTGCTTCTCGAACCAATCCTCACGCGGCGACATGTTCCTCCGGTAGCTTCGTATTCTCCAGCTTGTCCGTCGCGTGGACCGTTTGATAATCGAAGTTTCCGATGTGCGCACACTCGTGCGACAGATCGTGGTCTACGAAGATCCGCACGTGCGCCTTGCGCACCTTCTGACAGAAATACACGTCCTCGCCCATATGGTCACCGTTGCCGAGCCACACGTTGTTGAATGCGATCCCGTCGCCCTTGAGCGCTTCCTCGATGACCGAAATTTTCATCAGCACCATGCCGAACCCGATTGATTCAACCTCTTCCAGTCCGGTTGATACGCCCGGCATGGATACGCAGCGCTCGCCCTTTTTGACGCTCTTGATAGACACAAAACGCGGGGGGATAGTGCGCGAGCAATAGTTTATCCCAACCATGGGCAGATTGTGCGCGAGCAGGCGCACGGCCGCATCGGCCGGAAAGGTCATGTCGCTGTCGATCCACAGTACGTGCGTGGCGTCCGCGTCCAGCGCGCGCAGCGCTAGATGCTGGCGTGCCTTGTGAACGTAGGTGTTCAGTTCCATGCTGCGTATAAGCTGCGCGTCCTCCATGTGCTCAATAGCCTGCGCGAGACTCGTGTGCAACCCCATGATATGGTACGCAAACTTGAATGGCACCATATCGTGCGAAGGAAACGCCAGAAAAATGCGGGGTCCAATCATACACTACCCGGCCTTGCTCTGTATTTTTCATTGTCGCGGTCGTTGAGCCATTTTCGGAACGTGGCCGGGGTCTCCATGATACCCCGGCGCTTAAGGTCCCAATAAGTGACCTCAGGTATCTGCGCCATTAGATGCATGTCGCCCTTGAAGCGCTTCGACAATTTCTGGCTGAACGCATTCCGCATGTTCTGGAGTTTTACCAGCAGCGACTCTTCTTCCTGTTGTTCGACAATTGTGAACGTGTCATTAGAGCCATCGTACTGAAAGAGCGTCCTGCTCTGGCTCACCGGGTCGATATCGAACAGTCTGGCTTTTTCCATGCTCTCCACAAAGTAATAGCGCGCCGCGCCACCAACGTGACACGGCGTGCTTGTGAGTCAGGTTGCGAACACGTTAGTCTGCGGCCACCGTCAACGTGTTGAGATCGTACAGCACGTCTGAATTCAACTGGTTGAGTGCAATTTCACTGAGCGCCCAAGCGTTCAGGTTGCCCGCGCCACCAGCCATCACCGCCGCGCCCCATGACGCATTCGTCTGCGTCTCGGTGGTAGCAATGAGGTTACCTACTGCACCAGCAGTCAGCGCCGTAATGACCAGCGTGGTTGCCGTTACCGCCGTCGCTTTGACGTGCGCATTCGCCGTCATCGCTGCCGCATACTGAGTACCGGGGGTGCCGGTAAGGTTGATTGCGTCAAACAGATTCTGAAGACCAGCCGCCGCATCCGCGCCGTTGAAAACGTTGCCGTCAACGTTCGTAAGCGTGGTCTGCGTAGTATACGTTTTACCGCACACGACGGTTTGCGTATCTGTGAAAACACCAGCGGCAGTCAGCGTCTGCGTAGCGCGTGTTAGAGTGTGTGCATTTGCCATCTTTATTTCCTTTCCAATTGGCGGCAAGGAAGCCGGTCACATCAAACGCGACCGGCTACCCTCGCCATCGCGTTTACGCAGTACGGTCGAAGATCGCGCCCAGCGCGGCTTCGTTGTTCACCTTCAGTACCCACTCAGCCAACAGCATCGTCTTGCTCGCATCGCCGGTCTTTGCCAGCGGCACGCGCTTGAACGGACGCAGAAAGCCGAGTTCCAAGAAATCGAAGTCCAAGAAATACACGTCACGCTCGCGCTGGAAGCGGCTGGGCATGATGTCCAGCGTGCCCCAGTCGGTGACATACACATCGACAGCCGCGATAACGGCGGTCGGCTTGGGGGAGTTGATGTTGTAGTTACGGGTCACAACACCAGAGAACGCAGAGATGCGCTGCTTGTTCACCGGACCGCAGAACACCTTCATGCCATCGACCTCACCACCGCTCGACCAGGCGTACCATCGGTACGCGCAGCACCCGGCACACCAGAGGTGTAGGTCGGGTCTGCACCATCGGAAGCAAACACGGTGTTGGTCTTGAGCCACGCCCCGAGCGTGGCAGTCTTGCGTGCGGCGGAGGTGCTGCCAGCCGAACCACCAATGTTCTCGAAGACGATGGACTCCATGTCGCGCTTGATCTCATCGCCGCGCTTGGCAAGCTGATAGGCTTCCTCAGACTTGCGTCCGGCCTTGTCCACTTCCTCCATGTTGTCCGCAAGAATGAGCAACTTGCGGCTGACCTGTGTGTAATTGCCTGACTTACGCGCACACGCCCCATCTGCGAAATGACGGGCGTCTTGCGCGGCGTGATATCAAAAATTTTCTCGGTGAGTTGCTCGCGAAGACCCTTCGCGTCGTACCGAGTGTAGGTATTGGCTACTGCAGACATTTGTCTCTCCTGTTACTGGACTCAACGCACCCCGGTGCGCTGGTGTTTAGTCCAGATCGTCCATGAACGAGGCGGCAGCATCCTGTAGGCTGCCTGATTTCTTGAGTCGCTGTCTGCGCGCGTCCTGAGCCTTGGTCTTTGTCTGCTGTTTGCTCTTCGGGTTGCCGGGCGCAAGCACTTTCGTTTTCTGCTTGACCTTGCCCTTCAGTTTGCTCTTGCCGTTTTCGATCTTCTCGTTGTAGAGCATCGCCTCACGAATCAGCAGCACCGCTCGCGCGTCTGCCATCGACAACTCCTGCAACGAAAAGCCGCGCGACTGCGAAAACTTCGCAATCTTTTCCATCTCGGCTCGTGCAACCTTCTGATCCTTCCAGCTAGGGAGCGCGGCGAAAACTTTCTTCGCCTCGTCCTGTTGCCACTTCGCGAAACCTTTCTTGTCGTCTGCGTCCTTCTCCGCAGCAACCTTCTGCTGCTCCGCTTCTACCTCGCGGATCGCGTCCTGACGACGGTTCCAAGCATCGCGCTGCAACAGATAATCTTCAGGATCATCTTCCCGCAGCTTGTCCCAATCAGGTTCCTTGACCTTCAGTCCCTGCTTGAGTTCAGCCAGACTCTTGCCATACTCATCGCGTGCAGTACGGGCTTCCGCAGCATCTCGTTCGAGTTCTTTTTCCCGCTCCGAGAGTTTCTGCGTCTTCCGTGTGTAGTCCGATTGCCGAGAGTAGCCCTGTTTGAGTTCGTCAAGCGTGACCTCTTCCTCTTCACCGGCCACTTTTACGCGGAACTTCTTTACCGGCTTGAGCGGAGGTTTCTCTTCTTCCTCATCCTCGTCTGCCTCGTCCTCGTCTACTTCGTCAACGGGCTCGTCGTCCTCGTCTTCGTCCTCGCCAGCCTCATCGTCCGCATCGGCAATAGCGTCTTCGTCAACATCGTCCGTGTCGTCCTCGTCAACGTCCTGCGACTCGTCATCACCCTCGTTCTCCGACTTACCATCGGGCAAGAGATCAAACAAGCTTGCGGCGACCTCTTCGACGCTCAGTTCGTCACCGAATTCTTGCGCGTCACCTGATTCGCCTACTGCCATGTTAACTGACCTTTCTGTTTCGGGAATTGCCAGCCCCGCCAATAGCGCGACTTACGGCTGTGTTCCCTTAGTTTCTCGCGTCTTTCAGCCTGCGGCGTGGCTTGCTCTTCGCCAGTTCCGCCTGCTCCTCCCGTTGGGCCTTGTGGCCCTCGGTCTCGCCGCGCGACACGAATAGACGCAGCACGTTCTCTAGTTCCCGGAGCGCAGTGAGATTTGCAAACGCGGTCTCGCGCTGCTTTGTGTTCGCCGGTTCCGAGTTTTCCCATTGGTGTATGAAGCGCGCGCGCGTCTCCGCGAACGCCTCCTTTACAGTCTCGTCGTTTAGTATCTGCTGCGCGCGACTGCCGCGCCGAATTACCGCGCTGTCACTCATGCCTCGGTTGCTCCCGGTGCGGGCTGCTGCGCAACCTTCTCGCGTTCTATCTGCGCGAAGCGCTCGTTATCCATGTGCGTATTGAAGGCATCCATGCGATTGCGTAGCTCCTCAATCTCGGCGTACACCTGACGCTCCTGCAAATCAACGGAGTACTTCATTTCCATTTCCAGTTTCTTCATCTCCATATCGTGCGCCAGCTTGTCGCGCTCGCGGTCGTCCTGCTGTTTGGCCTTCCACGTCTCCAGCTTGAGCCGTTGTTCCTCCATCGCGATGTCAGCCTGCGCGCGCATCATCTCGACCTCCGCGACCTTCTCGGCCGCGTACATGGTTGGGTCGGGCTGTGGCGGTTTCTCGGCCTGCTGCTTTTCAAATGCGGCCTGCATCTGCTCGTCCCACTTGCCGAACAGTGACTCTGGATCGGGCTCGCCCATTAGCTCCGCGGCCTTCACCAGCGCGCCATGTACATGCGCCCAATTCAGGAACGGCGCGCCCGCCTGCATCAATTCCATCATTTTTTCAATGGATGCACCAAGCGCTTGCAACTGCGCCTCGTCCGTGCCGGTACCGACACCGACAGTAACAACCAGATCCATGTCCGCATTCCATTGGCGCGGGTCCATCGGCACCCACTCGTTACGCAAGCGGACCATACGCTCATGGTCCTGATGCTGCACCAGCAACTTATGAATGCCCTTGTACAGTTCCGTGACACCTGTCTCCGCAAAGATGCGCGCGATCATCTCAATCTGCTCGCGACCCTTCGTCAGCGTGGACGCGACCGCCTCTTTCGTGGCGGACTGCAAAGCGTCCGCGTCAAGACCTTCGGCGGCTTTTGAGACGCCCGTGCGATTCTCACGTATCTGGTTGAAGTATTCGAGCACCAATAGACCCGACTCGCCGAGAAACGGTTGACTGATCGTTTCCATGTGGCCCTGAGCGGTGTTGCCGCGCACGCGGATGTGTCGCCCGCGCTCTTTGTTGAGCGCGTCACCAACGTTCACCGTCTCATCGATCACAGTAGCCGGATCAACATGCTCCGCGAGCGAATCGAGCACGGAGCGCACAACGGACGTGTTGATACGCTGAAGATCCATCGTGTAATCCGCGAGACTGAGCCCATTGATCGTGTGGGGCTCGGGGTCAGGAATCAGCAACGCAAAGGGAGCGTCGTCTACAATCACGCCGGGACGACCCTCGTCGTCCTCGTTCAGAATCTCAAAGTTGGGCCCGACACAGCAGAACTTGCGCAATTCCGCGATGTCGTCGCCATCCACGTCACCACGCATGTACAGTTCACTGTAAATCGTCGGTAAAGTGGAATCGTCCTGCACGTCCTCTTCCGGTGTGGCTTGTCGGTCGGGGCGGCGCGCGAGCGCCAATGTGGAATCGCTGGTGTCGCGCGTCTGCCCCGCATATTGCATCACGATCTTCTTATCGTAACCCAACGCAATAACATCAGACGCTGGCATCTCACGTTCGTGCCCGAACAGCACCGCGTCGGCCTTCGAGCGCGCGTTCGGTGACCAGAACACCTCTTCCGGTGGGCAGGCCAGAATCTTTACGCGACCTTTCTTGAACACGCGCTTCACGGTCGCGTCTACCAGTTGCTCACCGTTCGGACCTGCGTACTGTTCACCGATTTTGACATCTTCTACGGTCTCGTCGTCCGCAAAAATCTGTAGATCCTCAATCGAAAGCCCGGTGTGCTCCGAAGATTCAACGCGCGTCATATCCTCCCACCAATACTTCACAACACCAATCTTCCGGATCAGAGCGTCCTTGAACCAGTCATGGAAAATCATGAAACCGTTGTTGTCGTTGCGGATCACGTAGCGCACGAAGTCGGTTTGCTGCTTTGCTAGTTGCACGTCCTCTTTGTTCTCGGGCGCAAACTCGACCGGGCGCTTTACGCCGAAGAAAATGCGCAACAGCGAGGGCATGATCGCCTTGATCGTGTCGCGCACGGTCGTCATAACAACCTGTGAGCGCCCCTCTTCCTCGTTTCCATACGGCTCCGCGTTGTATGCATCGGTAGCGTCGGTTTGCGATGGCTCGATGTTCTCTTCACGCCAAGCAATCGCCTGATCGGCCGCTTGCTGCACGAGCGACTGCCAATCGGTGCTTTCACCGCTCCGCTTTTTCGTTTTCTTTGACTTTTTTCCGTAAGCCATTTACACAATGCCTTTCAGGCCGCGCTTGAGCGCCGTTCTCCAGTTCACGGAACGGTGTGAGCCCTGCGCGAGCGTCACCGGCTCGCTCGCGAACGTCAAAAAGAACGCATCGGCCGCGTCAGGTGACTTTTCACCGCGTCGTTTCATGTCATCCTTCGTTTCCGCGAGCATTTTTCCGCTGCTCGTGAAGTCGTACTGGATCGAGGCAAGCTGCCGCGCCAAAATCTCGTAAGGATGGTCCTTGTCGTTACCTTTTGGCAGCTTCGAGTCGCGCGTTGCGAGCCAGTCGCGCCCCTTGAACATCAATTCGGTGCGCATGTTGCGATACTGGTCACTCAACGAGGCCGTTTCCGACACGTTAATGCCGCGCACGGGCAGTTTTAGCTCCTGCGCGCGGTCTACAACGCCCGCACCCCAGCCAATCACGTCAACCAGAATCTCGTCCGGTCGTAAATGCTCCGGGGTTTCCCTGTAT